GGCACGTAGGTCGTGTGAAACTTCTGGGTGGATACCAGCCCAGTAGAGTGAACCCTTGCGTCCAACAGCCTTGTTAGAGCGCAACTTAGCAACTGCCTTGCGGATATCCGCTGAGTCAATTGTGTCTGAAGCATCAACTGTTGCTGTTGATGTTGCGTTACCACCAAAGATTTTATTGGTTCCAGCACGCAATGTTGTCATTGCTATGTCATCAATAGAATCTGCTAGGTTGAAAGCAATAATGTTTGCGATTGCTGGGTCTACATCAGCAAGGCTGAAGAGTTCCAGTGCGCGTGTTACCAACACAGAGTTTCCGTACTCGTTAAGAGTAATAGAAACGTTAGTTGGTGTTGATAGTGCTACAGCATCTGGGTCAGTTGTTTCTGTCAGAGCAGTAGTATTTTTAGCCAAGTCAACGTAGCGTTGTAGAACAACGGTTGAACCTGGGATAGATTGGCGAGCAGGTGTCTTATCTGCGACTGAACGAATTAATGGTTCTGAACGAAGAGCAAACTCCAGTAAGCGGTCATACGCTTGCTGAACTAGACCTGCACCACCAGAGGTACCGCCAAGAGTGGCGGCGCCTGTGCCTGTAAATGCATTAGCCATGTGTCACCTCCAAGGTGAGTTGTGAAATTACTATGTATTTATTGCTGTTGAGAATAGATGATTGCTTGAAGTTCTTCTGCGGTTTCCGCATTATTGATTCTGTTTAATAAATCATCTGCTCGGTCAGGGGTCATACCAAGTTGAGTAACCATGTCTTGCTGCCGTAAGGCTGCTCGATTTAGTTGCTGTTCTTGTGTTACCTCTGGCTGTGTTAATCCAAACAAGTCTCCATTATCTGCAAGCCAGTTATTAACTGACTCTTCAGTAATTTCATCCAAGTCTTTTAGGATTAATCGTTGTGCCTTTGGATTGACACCCTTTTGTTCTAGGACCTCTTTGACTGTACGCTCACGCTGCGCCTTGGATAATCCCTCAAGTTGCTCAGTGAGTTCCTTAATACGCTTCTCATCGTTACGCTTGGCTTTCCGTAACTTTTTAAGTAAGTCACTTCCATCCATATGCATTTCGTTGTCGGTATCTAGGTCGTCTTCGTCTTCATCCCAGTAGTTGTTGCTCATAGCAACCCACCCTTCTATTCGTTTGAATCGCAAGCCTCAGATTCTAGTCGGGGAACTAGCCTGGCTCTTACTACCAGTCTTCTACGCTACGTGGGCTGGTTGGTCACGTAGGAATCTATTTAGTACTGTCCTGCTGCTTTTGCATCAGTTAGCGATACTTTATTCATACCAGAACTTTGAGCAAAACGATTTCTTTCACGTTGTGCTGCTTGGTCAATTTTACGTTGTTCGGAAGCAAGACCCTTTAGATAGGCATTCTCTGCTGTTGTTTGACTAATATTTGTTTTATCAATATCGCCAAGTTTTTCTATAGCAGGTAAGTCAGTGGCTACTCTTTGATAGCCTGTTCTAGCCTGTTGTTCAGTAAGACCTAGTTGTTCTAAGTCTGTTGCTGTTGACAGGCTTGCATTCAAGCCTTGTGCTGAAGCAGCAGAACCAATCTGAGCAACTCTAACCTTAGCGGTTAATGCACTTAATGTTTCTTTAGGCTTTAAGAAATAAGATACTAAATCTGAATCAGTAATTTCTGGAAAAAACTTTTGAAACTCAGCCCTAATATCTTTTCTATTATTTACTTCATCTACTGCTAATCTAATTCTATCTTTAATCTCAGTTGGTGATTTATCTGAACCAATATACTCAGCAAACATAGCCTGTGCAGACTCACGTGTATTGCCTAGCAAAGCCTTTTGACCATAAGCCTCAAATGAAGTTTGAAAATCATTTTCTAATGCAAGGTAAGTACTCTCATCATAAAGGTTTTTACCTTCTGCTAGGCGAATTTTATTACCAGCAAAACGCAATTGATATTGCGGTGTTGCACGTAATTTTAATGTAGCCTCTGACTTGGGTGTGCCATTAAGTATTAAAGCCTCAACTGATTCAGCAAGACTACCAAGACCATATTTATCAAATTCATTTTTAAGAGTTTGATAAGCAGATATACGCTCAACCTTTATGGCATCTGCCTTATCTTGTGCTGCTGTATCATATGCAAGTTTAGATGCTGCTGCCTGTGCTTTTATTTCTGCATCAAAGCGAGCCTTATCTTCAAGGCGCTTTGCTTCTGCAATGCGACCTTGTTCTTTTAAATTATCAATTTGCAATTGCAGTGCAGCATTTATTGCATTATTAGCAGTACTAGAAACCGTAGAAACAGTAGAATCAGTATTTGATGCTATAACGCCAGTTACTGGATTATAACCAGCAACTGCCATTTCACCGCTTGCTACAAGATTGTTAACAATTCCGCTTCGAAATTGGTCTTCACTAAGTTGTGTAGCATCAACACCATTTGCAAGCATTCCTGGACCGAATCCAATATCCCAGCCTTTGCGAGCAAAGGCAGCGCCTTGTGTTGTTCTTGCTACTGCATCTGCAGATAGTTGATTTCCATTTTCATCATAAAAAGTTTTTAAATTAGCACCTTTAGGCATTTTTCCAGCAAGTTGAGCCTGAGTTACTTTATTGCCATATTCATACTGGTCAACTAATTCACCAGTTTCGGGGTCTTTAACAAATCCTGTTTGCCCCTGTGGACCATAATACTGTCCTTGATAAATAGGATTAAGGTTAATTGTCTGACCAGTTACTGGGTCGTTGTACGTACTTCCAGTAGGAGTAAGTTGCATCTTGCCAGCAAGTGCTGCTTGTGTAGCATTTTGCTTTGTAAGAAGGTCACCATACTGAGCACCACTATTTTCAGAATAAGCATAGTTAGGTATTACATAACCACCAGAACCAAATCCAACTGAACCATACTCTGCAGTAAGTTCTGCCTGACGTGCATCAATTTGTTTTTGAATTTCAATTGCAGCATTACCAGTTGCTGTACGCAACTTTGTTTCAAGAGAAGCAAGAGTTTTATCTGGCTTTAAAAATACATTTGCATCAACCATTATCTGCCTCCCGTCAATCCAAAGTCCTTAAGAATGGTTAGCGCATAGTCGCCATATTCTTCTGCTGCTTCAGGGGTTAAATCCCAACCTAAAGACTTGTCTGCTTTTATCTTTGCATCAAGTTGATAGCCAGACAATAAATTACCCTTCTCATCTTTAGCATTTTTTTGAAACCATATATCATTCATGGTTAAATCTGAACGGTCTAGTTTAGTGTTGTATCTATTAACTAATGAAGAATAAATAGTTTTACGTGTTAGTCCCTGCTTCATTAAGCCTTGTACTTGTTCAGACTCACCAATTGCAGCACGAGTATCAATTTCTTTTTTAATAGCCTCAAGGCTTTCGCCTCTATCAAGGCGCTGTAACCAGCCACCAACATCAGATTGTGAAAAATCTCTATTAATATCTAAACCTTGGTCCTGAGCATATGAGGTTAGGTCTGCCATGTCGGTAGCACCGCTACCCTTGGTACTAGTGTCAAAACCAATTTTTGTATTAGCCCAACGTGCTATATAACTCTTGTTCTTTTCATTAGCAGTATCGTATAACTCAGAAGCCCATGTTGATAGTTGTTCTGGTGTATAAGATATACCTTTTGAAGTTAATAAAGTTTCAAGTTCAGCCATTGTGGTATCAAGACCACGTGCATAATCAGTATTAGCAGTAGCCCTTTTAATTGCTTCTTTATCATTTGGGTCTATGCCTTTGATAAGAGATAGGTACTGATTTTTAGAAAAGATACGTGCACTAATTGTTGTACCATTACTAATAAACCATTGAGTATTAGTTAGTCGTGTTTGAAACTCTTGCGGAGACCAGTTTTGCTTAATAGCATCTGTTAAAAACTTAATTAATTCTGGATTAGTTTGAAACAAAACATCAATATAACCATACTTTGCCTTTGCTTCTTTAAGAATTTTGGCAAACTCTGGATTAGAATTTTGTGCTGGAGTATTTCCAGAAGCGGTATTTATACCAGTAATTGTGGTTGTATCTGCCATTACTGGACTCCTATCACTGATTTAAATGCATCATAATAACCTAGAATACTGCGTGCTTTAGTTTCGCTTTTTTCTGACAACTTATCAACAAGAAATTCTTCAGGGTCTCCACCAAGTCTGTTGGTACCAGAACTGTAAGTGCCTTCTTCGTTTCTAGTAGATGTACTAATTTGAGGATTCTTCTTTTGAAAATCCTGCAACATAGGAATTAACTCTTTAAGTTCTTTTTCATTAGGGTCACGACCCTGTGCAGTTTGATATAATCTTTTAATTAATGCAGTTGCACGTGTGTCATCAAAGACTGTTGCAGTTACATCTGTTTGTGTAAGTGATGATTTATCAATACGCTTACCAGAAGTAAGGAAAGCATCCATGCTTTCAAACTCTGTAACATTATTGTTCTTATAGTCATCAACCTGCTTAAGAGTGTATTCAGCAACAGCATCTTCAAGACCTGCTATAATTGCTTTACTCATCTGGTTAGCAGCAAACTTATTAGTTTTTAAGAAACCACCCTTAAACAACTTATCAATTAACCCTTGCTTGCTTCCATATTGCTTTAGTAATTGCTTTTGATATTCGTCTCGGACGGCATCTGAATCACCAAATCTTACTCCGCTAGGAGTGCCAGTAAGCGTGCTACCAACATATTTCTTTGGACCTGCTGGCTCGTAATAAATATACTTTGGCATAACCACGGGGTCGCCTTGAGGGTCTATCTCATTTGGAGAAGAAACATTAACCTGATATTTGGAACCATTAAGAGTTATACTTGCACTATCCATCAATGCTTTAACTTGTTCTGCATCTGATAGTTTAGAAAGGTCACCAGACTTTATAGAAGTAGGAGCAGGAGGGCGAGTAACGCCACTAGCAGGAGCAGGCAATGGTTTAATTTTGCCACCTGCTGCTTTGGCTTCTTCTGCTAAACCGTATGCTTTCTTTACGGCAGCATCATATTGGTCTTGACCACGAGAAGGAATAAGCGCTTCTGCTGTTTTAACTTTTTTTACTGCTTCGTTATATTTGTCAACTAAAGACTTGGCACCTTTATTTTTTTCAGTTGTACCTAAGGCAGTATTAAGTTCTCTACGTGCAGTATTTTTTGCATCTTGTGCTTTTTTATAGTTAGCGGTAGCAGTATCATAATTTGATTTTGCTTTATTAAGTCTTTCAATAAGTTTTTTATTGTTAGGGTTTTTTTCTACTGCATCTTTTGCAAGTAGATAAGTTCTTTCTGCACCACTACGTCCACCCATACCATTAAGAATGTTATAAGTACGGCGAGCCTCTTCTGAGGCTTTGTCAAAGGCTATCTCTAAATTACGTATATCTTTTTTATCCATTATGGAGCCGCCTTATATGTATCTCTAGAATAGTACTTGAGTATGGAATTAAACGCTGCACGTGCTGCTTCTCTAATTGCTGGGTCTTGTGTACCAAGGTCATTAATAATCTTTTCTACTCTATCTCGATAGTCACTCTTCAACTGTGCAGCATTTTGAAGACCTTTATCTTTAATGTTGTTAGAGAATGCGATGAAATCGCGCATTGCTTTTGTTGCAACCTTCATCTTAATTCTTAGACCTTCATCTACAGGAGAATTAACGTCTGCAACAATTTGTTCTATGTTTAATAGTATGTTTTCTTCAGTAGCAATTTCGTTTCCACCACCAGTAAGAGCAGCCATAAGCAATGGGTTAGATGCCTTTAAGCCATCACGGGCAGCAGTACTCATGGCAATAATTTCTCTACGTCTAGAGATAGACGTCTCTGTACTAAGAGACTTAGTTTCCCAACTACCAATGTCGTAATACTTCTGCTTATCTTCTGCTACTAGAACATCGTCATAGTAGGCTTCTAATGACTTGTCTTCTAATAAATCAGCAGCATTTAGCCAGTTGTAAACACCAGCATTAAAGTCACCAGTATGGGGACCAAAGATGTAACCAGCCTGACCATACTTACCTATAAAACTCTTGTTGTTTAATGCCCAGTTGCGCATCTGAAGTGTTTTATCAATAACAACATTAGTATTCTTGTTATCGCGTGAAACAGTATAAACAATCTTGTTAGGATACTTACCAGTAAAGATGTTTAGTGCCATCTCGTATGGGTCTTCTATGTCGTCACCAAACTTTGTAGTAATTGCTTCTTGAATATCAAAGAACTCACTACGCAGGCTGGTAATACCAACATCAAGTAGGTAGTCTGGAACACCTTTACTTTCTTGGAGAGTAGGTGTTACTGGAGATATAAGACCTAATATAGAACGTAGGGCAATTACATTGTGTGCTGAAACACGTATAGCCTTTAGGTAAGCATACTTTTCTGCACTAGTTGCAGATGGGTCTAACATAATTCCGTTGGCTGCATTGTAAGCAACCGCTTGCTGTGCAGCAGTTACTTCTTGTCTTGTCTTTTCATTAACTGGTAATACTGAATACAGTTTTGATAAAGTACCAGGCACAAGTGCACGGGTTAAATCCATGTTATCGCCCATGCTGCCTAGTGCAAAGTTATCTATATCCTGCGATAGACGTTCAGCCCCAGGAATAGGAACTGAACCAATAAGATTCTTTATACCAATAACGCTTAATGCACCGATTGGACCACTGAGTAGTGGTAATCCAGAATCAGGTGAAAACGAAGGGTTAATATTTTGTAACTTAAAAGTAAAGTCATTAAACAATGGTTGCTTATATTCACTCTTACCAGTCAAAGCCTTGATGCTATTGTCTGTCATCTTAAAGATAATGTTATCCATTGGCATCATGATGTATGGCTCACCGTTGGCATCTTCATAAAACATACCGCTTGAAGAAAGCCCAAGGTGGGCTAGTCGCATGCGATATAACGTAGTAGGTGCTACATCCTTCATACGATAGATACGTCTCCAGAAGTCCTCAGTAGCACGATAGAATCGTCCAACTGTTCGTGTAGATACTGCAAAGTTAGAACGGATTGAAGGGTTATCTACAAACTTTAATACAGTATCAACAGCCTGCTCAAGCAATAGTTCTGTGTGTTGCTTTACAACTTGGTTTTCTATTCTTGTTTCCATAGCAAGTCGAGACTTAGCATCTGCATACTTGCTAGGAGCGGCTTCATTAATTGTTCTTTTAATTGCTTGTTGAATTTTAGCCTGCTCAATACCAGCGTGACTCTTGCGTAGATTTAAATATGCAATCATAACTGCAGGCTGACGTAGGATAGCATTTACCTGCTTATCCATTTCTTCCATCAGTCTATCGCCAGTCCTTCTCCAAGCACTTTCTAAATCAGTAAAGTCTGGAAACTCAATAGATGTATTAATTAAACCTGTAGGTTGAAAACCCTTTGTCATGCCTTCAAATTGATTGTAGTCAATCATTTGAGCAGCCTTTAGCCATCCATCTTTTAATTCTGTTCCGTCTTCTTTTGCTTTTTTCTTTAAGGCAACAAAGTTAGCACGAACACCATCAAGCAATGCTTCATTAAATAATTTAGGACCGCCGTGAAAGTTGTCTCTCATGTCAATCAACATACGTTGAATATAGATATTGGCTATCTCTGCATCGCTCTTACCGCGTTCGCGTTGAAGTACTGTATCAGAAAACTTGTTAACAAAATCTGCTAACTTAGCCTCTCCACCTTTTTTGACAACTAAACCACTATCTACGCGATAAACATTAAAGTCAGTAAGCATTTCTGTAATAGCATTAGTTAAATCTTCTGGAGTTCTTAACCCATTATTATTAAAGAATGCAGGTGCTGAATACACACCATAGTTCTTACCATGATTTGTTGGCGCAGCAAAACGAATGTACCAGTTATCATAATGAGCAAGAGTTAGATACTTGGGATTTGCTGCTACAAGTTTAGCAACATCAAGTTCACTCCACTTGTTTCCTTTTTTAAGACCCTTACCACTAGCCTCTTTACCTATTGTATTTAAAGCAGATGTAAGAGCACTTATGTTAATTTGTTCGTTTATAAAAGTTTCATCAAATTGACCAGTACCGCTTGTACGAGCAGCAATAGAATCAGCCATTGAACGCAAAATATCTGGGTTAGAAAGCATTGCGTCTTCCCAGTACTTAAGGTCATCTGGGTCCATCTTACTAGTAAAAATACTAAGTCTATCTAGAATTTCTCTATTGATACGTAAGTGGTCTAATTCTGCTGGGCTAACGCCTTCTTCTTTAGCAAGTTTAGCAATCAGTTCATTACGTTTTTCTAAACTAAGAAAATCAGATAACTTTTCTTTACCAAATAATTTTCTTAATTGATTAGTAATGTAAGTTTCAGAACCCTTTTGCCCTGTGTATCTAGTAGCAGAACGACCTGCTCTTTTACCACGGATAAATCCAAGTATGTCTTTGCTAGGTGCCGTTAATAGATACATCATTGATTCATCAATAGCAGAACGGATACCCAGACGTGGGAATAGAGTTGCTACAGACCAGAAATCTACATAGTTCTTACTAAACTTACTATCAAGTGCACCACCAGCAGCCTTGATAAGGCTGCCCTTTGTTTTAATCTCATGTGCCTGTATTGCTATCTCAGCAAGAGGCAATGGACCTACTGCTCCAGCCAACTGAGATGCATGAATACCAGATGAACCAGTAACAATAGGCACATCATTAATTACATCGTATACATCATTGCTGAGTACGGCTGCCATAGCAGGGTCAATCTCTTGTCTAGCCGTAGTTGTAAATCCAGTACGACCATTATGTGTTTTCTTAAGGTATTCTTCTATAACTCTTTTATCTGTAATACCAGCACGTTGCATAATAGTACCGTAAACATTTCGAATGATTACAATTTGCTCAGCCTCTGTAGATGCTAAGAATTTCTGAGCAACAAAGTCAGCCATATCACGGTTCATTGTCAAACGGGCATAATTACGAAATGTGTCAATTGTTTTAATTGCGTTTTCGCCAGTAAGAATCTTTTGTCCACCTGGAGTACGAGCCATCATGCGACCAATTTTAAATCGCAGTTTATTAATGTCGTTTTCGGCATCAAAAATGTTTTTAAGATTGGGATTAACCGCCAAATCTGATTCTAAGCCAGACTTGGTAAGTTCTTTTACAATGTCTTCACCTGCTGTGTCTAATGCTTCAGCGGAACGCTTGCTGTTTGCAAATGAATCTAAACGATTAATGTAACCCTGTCTAAATCTACGAGCATTGCGAGCAGTAACTACGCCATTACGGCGATAGATAACACCATCTAAGCGACCAGACAATAAGTAATGCACATTATCTGCCTGAGCAAATACTTCTTCTGCAGCAGGTGCATCAAACATTTTGTTTTTAACAAAGAAGTCAAGTGCTTCGTCATTATTGTACCCAGGAAAGTTCTGACCTATCTCACGGCGAATAATTGATTTCTGCGCTGCACCCTTAGCATCAGCAAGACGTTTAATTTCTGGACCAAACTGCTCATCCCATAGTTTAATAACACTTTTATTCTTAAATACTTCTCTAACTCCACCAGCAACATCAGGTCCAGCCCTCAATACTATTTCTGCCAACTGTGTACCACGTGTAGCAGCCTTGCTAGTACCACCAGTAATCCAAGTAAGTGGGTCAATTGCAAGTTGATAGATAAAATCAATTACACCTGAAACGTTTTTAGTTGTTCCATCAATATAATCAGCAGAAAGACCACCATTCTTAGGTGGTTTAGTGTCAAAAAATCTAGCAAAATCTCTGCCAGGACTAAACTGTGCATACTTAGTAGCATCTAGTACCTGTTTAAAAGAATCAGGGTCATTAAATGCTTCTTCTACCGCTCTACCAATTTCGGGTGTTACCTGACCATACTCTTCTAAAATTTCACCAGGCTTGCGACCTTCTAATAAACCTTGCGCAACGTATATTTTTTCTTTGCCAAATCTATCTACTGCTTCTTTAAGCGCAGCATTGTCATATAAGTCATGACCATCCCAGCCATCTTTCCAGACTTGAACATCAAAGATAGATTCTCCTTGTTGCACTTGTCGTCCAACTAGATAAGGCAGATTAATTGCACGATTATATGCACCAGCAACTTTAAATAATCCAATTAAAGGACTAGCCGCAACTTTACCAACAGTCTTTAATGCACCAACAAGACGGTCACTAAAGTCTGGTGGCTCAATCATATAGTCAGCATTACCAAAGAAATACTTTAATCCTTCTTGCACATTAGGAGATAGACGCTCATACTCTAAGCGAGCAGACTCTTTATTCATGCGTGATAATTCTTTATTCTTTTTTACAGCCCAACTCATCTGTTCAATTTGATTTTGTTCCCCTGGTGCAAGATTTGCACGTGATGCTGCACTGTAAAGATTAGGTAGAGTTTCAGCAACTATTGGTTTAAGAACTCGCATTACCGTTGTTGCCCCTATCTATTGTAAGTTTGATAAATAAGTTCCGCTTCGCCAGTATCATCAAACATTGCTAATTTTTGTAAAGTGTTTGCAAGACTTGGTTTAGAAGTTGGTCGGTCCATCATTAACTCTGAACCACCACCTAGTCCAATATCAATACCAGCAGTACCAGGTTCATCGGGTCTTTCTGTTGGAGCATCAAGACCAATAGCGTTTATTTTAGGAAATGATGGAAAAGGATTACCAGCCATAGAAGCAGAACCTTGTTGTGCAGACATAGATTTATTATTACCGTACTCACCACCAGTATATGCTCGGACTGGTTGCGTGCTTTGCTTAAGCACACCCAAATCTGTGCGTTTAGACTGTTCTGCTGGTCCCGATACTTCTGCCACTAGTCTTCCTCTTCTTCCATATATTTTCTAATGTCTTCTAATGTTGGTGCTGTCTGCATCCATTCAGGATGCATTTCTTTTGCAGATAAAATCCATAATGAATTATCAACTGTAAATCCTGCTCTACGCAATGATTTAAAAAACTCATGCAGTTCAATTGCATACTGGTCTAATTTTGAGTAATTCTCATCAGCAACTGTTTTAACCTTCGTGGTCCTTTTACGAGGTGTTGCCATAATTACTCCTTAAATTGCTCGTTCTCTAGTAGTACTTACTGCTGACCTTGCTTGTCCACCGCTAGTTAAACTGCTTAACATTGTTTGTAAATCTGGTCTTCCCTGTTGTATAGGAATTGGAGAACCTCCTGCTGGCATACCTTCGGGAGCAGGGGACATTTGCTCAACCGCATTAGTTGGTGCACCAGCAGGAGGAACCTGTTGCTGCGGAGCAAAAGTTGCTTCTATTGCGTCCTCTAATGCTTGTCCTTTTTGACGAGCCTTTATTACCGCAGCAATCTTACGAACAACATCTGAAGCATCCTGACCTTGAGTAGCCATTTGTGGAATTGCTTGTGTATATGCCGTAAGTGAACCAAGTAGCGCAGAGCGCATTTCCTCAATTTCAATCTTTTCTAATTCTTGTGTTACGTTAACTGTAAATGGTAGTTCTCTCATAGCCATATCTCGGCTGATGAGTTTTCCTCCAAGTGCTTGAAGCATAAAGATAAGACCTTGTGCTGG